CAAAGAAGTTGTTGATCTTGTTGGAGATTGCCGTCTTGGTCTGCTCGTCAAAGATTTCGTCTTTCAGACCCACCGCCAGATACCATGCGGCTTTCACCACCCGGACAAAGGCATCCCTAATGCCCTGGTAGTCGATGTTCCCGAAGAACTGCTTCAGCGCATTGGCGATCACTCTGGGGTCAAGGCTTTCCAGCCATTCGGCAAGCTCCGTCAACGCACCCACAATGAAGTCGCTCAGTCGCTTGGCCATATTGGCAATGCCGCCAGTAGCCTCAAGATACTGCACCGCCCCGTACAGGGTTTTCCACAGTCCCAGTCCGATGCTCATAAGCAGATGGCCGAGCTGGCTGAAGTCGATCTGGCTTCCCATGTTGTCCAGGAAGATGGCGATGTTGTGTCCGAGCTGCGCAAACGGGAAGTTCGATACGATATCAAACAGCGTATTCAGACAGGTTTGGAACAGCCGCCCGATGTTCGTCCCCAGCTCGTCCCACCGCACCGCGGTGATCACCAGAAAGATGGCGTCATTGAGCTTGGGCGCAAGGTTCTGGAAGGGATTCTGGTCAAGGAAGGCACCGATCATGGTAGACACGCCGTTAATGATGTGAACGACGGAATTGGCCAGCGACAGGATGTCGATGTTGTCAATCCACGCCTTCACAAACTGCCCGATGCTCCTGCCGATGCTCTGCCAGATGCCCGGCGTTGTAACCAGGCCCTCAATGAACCGCATCAGCGCGTTCCACTTGTTTGCAAAGGTCTCGCCGATCAGGTCCCATTCCACCGTGTCGAACAGACTCTTGATGGCCCTGCCGACGCCGCGTCCCAGGTCATACCACCTGACATTTTTCAGGAAGGTGTTGATCGCGTCGAAGATGGCATTCAGGCCGTCGCCGACCGTCTTGCCAAGCAGCTCCCAGTCAAACTTGTCGATGAAACCGTTCAGCAGGCCAGCCAGCTCTTCCGCGTATTTCTTCCACTTCGGGCGGGATGCCAGAAACCAGTCGTCGATCTTTTTCAGAATGCCGTTCAGCCATTCCGCAATCTTTTCGCCGATCTTCGGAAGCTCCATGTTCTTCAGATCCTTGACCCAGCTCTCAATCGGGACTTCCTCGAACATGTTTTCATAGTCCTTGTACTTGTCCGTCTTTCCGCTGGAGTTGTCGGTCGGTTCGTTCAGCCGGTTCAGAGTGTCAAAATCCATGAGCTGGTTCTTCCACTCTTTCGCGGCCTTAGCACCCTTCTCCGTTTCGTCCGCCCAGTCATGGGTGTAGTCCTTGGCCTTTAGGTAGGTTGTCTTCCCGCTGAGAATGGCAAAGAACTGGGTCAGCACTTCCGCCGCCCGCGTCACCATATTGATAATCTGAATCAATACAGGCTGAATCGTGGCCAGCAGCGTGGACCATGCCGCGCCGAGCTGATTCTGCATCTGAAATTCCTTGCTGCTCAGTTTGTCAAGGGATTCCGCGATGTACTTGGTCGCTTTCCCGTACTCCTTGGCGTAGAAGTAAGCACGTTCCGCGCCTTCCTTGAAAGACTCCGTGATGTACTTGATCGCGCTGCGGACAACCCGGTAAAAGGCGACTCTGGTAAAGGACGACAGCACTTTTCTCAGCTTCCCGATGCTCTCCGTCATCCTGCTGACCGCAGAGTTTTTCCAGGCAAACTGTCCGATGCTCTTGCCGACAGAGGCCATGCCCTTCGCAATGCTCTGCACGTTCCTGACCAGATTCTTCCCGAAGTCCTTACTCAGCTTTACAATGCCGTTGGCGATTTTCTGCACCAGCGACAGGATTTTCTTCAGCGCGTTGATCGCCGTCCGAAACGCCCACTTGGCAACGGCCTTTGCAATGTTCCACGCCGTCTTCAGAATTTTTCCGAGCAGGCTGCCGATAGCACCGAGAATACTTACGGTCAGTTTGATGGCTGGATGGACATTACTAAGCCAGGCACCGCCGATCATCTGCACATTCCGTCTCAGGTTCCATGTCCACTGAATCTGCTCCCGTTCCGTCTGCTGATCGGTACTCTGTCCGCCAGCTTGGTTCTGCTGATTCTGCCGGACCTGTCTGGCCTGCGCTTCCGCCGCCCTTCTCTGTTCTGAGAGGATGGAACCGAGACCACGCAGATCCACGCCGCGCAGTCTGCCGAGGGCAAGCGTCAGTCGGTGAATTCTGGTAATCGTTGCGTCGGAAATCAGGTCTGCCGCAGCCGCAAGATTGAGAAGCTGATCCGGCAGCTTGTCGCCGATGTTCTTTGCACCACCGAGATTCCGCAGCGCATCGCCAAAACGGTTGAGCTTGTCGATATGCCCATCCGTGATCAGGTCAGCGGCGGCGGCGATGTCTGCCATGGTGGAAGCAAACTGCGCATTCAGCTTGACGCCCTTCATCCCATCGAAGGTTTTCAGTGCTGCGGCAAGCTGCCGCATTTTGCTGATCGCCTCGCCATTGATGGCCTTCATGGCTCCGGCCAGTTCGGAAATGGAGTGGATGAATGCGTCCGGGATAGGGTTTTTCCCGTTTCCCCTCCCCGCCGCTTTCAGTTCTCTCAGCGCCGAGGCGTAGTCTTTCAAAATCTGCGCTCCGTCGCCGGTCAGTCCTGTTTTCTTGATATGAAATTCGAGGTTTTCAACGGTTGTTGCCGCCATTTCACTCACCTCTTTCGCGTTTGTCTTTCGCCTCGAAGTGCCGCCGCAGGTCTTCCAGGGATGCACGGAACGCTTCGACCTGCTTCCGCTTATCGGCTTCCTGCTCTTCCTCCGTCATCGGGGTAATCCGGACAGGCTCTTCCATATAGCTCACGGGCGGCTTCCCCTTCTCACGGAAGGAGTTGTTCATCACGGCTGACATGGCATTGTAGAAATATGCGCCTTGCAGCCAGAGCATTTCGTTTTCTTCCTTTTTCCGGATCTGATGCTCTTCTTCAACAAACTTCCATTGCGTGTAGTCCCCGTGCCAGAACTCGTGATAGCTCATGCCCATGGACATGAAGTACGGACAAAGCCTGTCCAATGCGTCCCCGACCGGTGTCAGAGATTGCGGTGAGGAAGGCTCCCCCGGTTCTGTTACCGAGTCACCTTCCAGCTCACGTTTCCCCCGCGATTCATCATCTCTTCCAGAGCTTCATTCAGCATTTCGCCGAGGATGGTGGTCAGACCGTCCACTTCGTTGCCGTCATCGTCCAGCACCGGCTCTTCGTCCTCTGCTGTCTTTGCAAGCTCCTGATAGATCTCGCGGACCTGCTTCCGTGTGATTCCCTGATGGTTTGCCAGAAACGCGCCGTAGAACAGCAGCTCCGTATCCGTGAAAATACGGTCTCCCAGCTTGGTAATAGAGAAGCCTTCCGATTCCATCTTTTTGATGGACGCCGCCGTGTATTCCAGTACATAGTGCTTGTTCTTGAAATCAAACTCGATTCTGGTTTTTTCGTTGCGCTTTGCCATTTGTTTTTCCTCCTGTTGTTATAAAAATAGGGACGGCGGAATATTTCTGCCGCCCCTTGAAGGCTTATTGTTTGACGGGATTTCCGTCAGGTAGACCCGGTGGCTCCGGTGGCCGTCATCCAGCCGTCGCACTGGTTCTCGATGAGCTGAATCGCTCCCTGGACCGCCTGCGCAACTTCCACATCCGGGAAGCCCATCGGGCAGGGGATGGCGCGGAAGTACATGCTCTGCGTGTCGCCGGGAAGGTGAAACTCGAACCACATGCCCTTGCCGCCGGTCAGGGCCGCGTACTCCGCAACGATCTTCGCCCAGTCATCACGGGACTGCGGGTTGATGTTGCAGGACAGGCTGATGTTGCCGTCGTTGCCCTGAAGTCCCGGAATGAAGCGGTGCCGTCTGGTCTCGCTCAGAGGCGTGACCTCGTACTGCTCAAAGTCCGCGGTCAGGCCGGAGATGCCGGTCACGAAGTCCGCGATGTTCATCTGGGCGCTTGTGGCCTTCTCTTTATAGCCGGAAGTCGGTCTGACACCGGCGGTTGCCTCGACGGCGTATTTGATCACGATTCCGGCAGTGCTGATTTCGCCAGCCATAATTGTGTCACTCCTTTTCTGTAGTCGTTATTCCGGCATTTCATCGTTCACGCCGGTCACGCGCCGAAATCTCGCGACCAGCCGATATTTTTTATTGTCGCCGTTCTCCAGAACGTCCTGGAAGAACAGCAGATATCCGATTTTTACGAATGCCGCCGTCACGGTTTCCATGATGTTGTAGCATTCGCTCATTCCGGAGTTTTGCAGGTTGCTGAAGACGTGAACCTCAAAGGTGCTGGTCCATACAGGCTGCAATCCGCTCAGTGTCACAGCTTCCGGATTGTGGATCTTTCCGATCTCCTGAATCATGACTGCCGGGGATTTCGTCGGTACCGCGGCAATCGTTCCCGTCACGTATGCAGACGGCCATGCCGTTTTCACCGCGTTTCGCACGCTGGTATAAACCGCGTTTTTGCTGTACTTCATCCGAACACCCTCTTCGCCACTTCTTTCCACTGACTGATGATCGCCTCGTAGGCTTTCTGCATTCCGGCCAGTTGTTTGACCTCGGTGTACTTCCGTCCGCCGAACTCCCAGTACCGGTATCCGGTAGCCTGGTACATGCCGCCGTTTGCATCGGAATAGGAACCTCTGTAAACGGGAAACGGCATTTCCTTGGCATATCTGCTTCCGGCGTTGGTCGCCGCACCTGCACCGAACTCAAAGAACACGATGGCTTCATGGTTGGCTTCAATCACCCATTCGTCATCTCCGAGCTGTTTTGCCTCCACATGGACATAGCCGTTGTAGCCTTCTCTCGCTGCATCCGCGCCGATTTTTGCTATTTCCTTCATGAACAGCTTGAGCTTTTTCCCGAATTCCTTCTGGATCTGCTTGACCTGCTTGAAGGCGGCGTCCACGCTTTTCGGGTCCATGGGGTCGATGTCAATCCGATGGTTCGCCATGCTCAGTCACCGCCGTTTTCCGGATCGTCCGGATTTACAGGGTCCGCAGCGCCGGTGTCCCCGGTCGCTCCCGTCGCGCCTGTCGGTCCGGGCGGCGTGGGCGTAGGCGTCGGAATGACTCCGCTCTGCTCCGCTTCCGCGACTGCGTAGACGATGTGATTCAGGCTCTTGGCGATGCCCTTGACCACGAAGTTGTGGGGAACGGCGTTCTTGTTCTCGTCCTCCGGTTCCCGGTCAATCCAGATGGCGCTTTCCTCGGTGATGGGGCAGGAAAGATCATCTGTGACAATCGTCCGGCTGTACTGGAGGTCTTTCCCGAACAGCTCCGTGTCTGCCGTCCCTTTGGAGGCGGAGATGTTCGCCTCCATCTGGACGGGCGTCTCGTAGCCGGGTCCGATCTCTCCGGTGTACAGTCCGTCGGAATCCTTCTGCTCCGTTTCGCCGTTATACAGCGCGTACCAGAAGCTCTTCTGGTTCCTTTTCAGACATCTCACGTCGTCACCCCGCAGTACGGAATCACTTCGCTGAGAAGCTGTTCGGAGATCCATGCGTTCTGGAAGGTTCTGTCAATGCCGTTTTCCTTATGGACGGTCTGGCCCTCGGCTCCCTGTTTGTTGTACAGGTCAACGGCGATCCGGTATTGGAGATCGACATACCGGTCTTCAATCACGGTCTCGCCGCTGGCGTTTACCGGATAGTCCCCGAACGGAAAGCGGCGGCTGAGAATGGCGTTCTTGGCGTCGTCCAAAAGAACAGCCAGCAGGTCCTCATCGGTCTCGCCGGTCCGCTTTTTCAGCTTGGTCAGAATATCCATCTCTTACCGCCTCTCTTTCCTCTTATTCGGCCGTTTTCTTGCTGGTCCGTCTGCGCTTCTTCGGCTCTTCCTGGACCGCTTCCGGCTCGACTGCTGACACGCTGTCAGCGGTTTCCGCCGCGTCAAACAGCGTTGCGGCCGGTTTTGCTTCCAGCCATTCGACCGATCCTCTCAGCCGTTCGGCTTCCGCCGCAGGGAGGTCGAAGACTTCCCCGCAGCGGTGCCAGGTGCCGTCGAAGTTAAGCCAGTGTTTCGCTCTGACTTTCATTCTCCGTCACCGCCCGATCACTTGACCTTCAGAAGAGCGACCTCATCCATGCGCTCATAAGAGGGCAGGACGATCTCGGAGGCGAAGGTGTTGAGGTTGACCGGGTGCTCATCGACAGTCTGGGTGATCGCGATGCCGGTGTTGACGATGGCGACCTTGGACTTGGCGGCCTCGTTGCCGTAGAGGTCGGCCTGCTCCGGCGTTACGCCGTAGACGGTCTGGCCGAGAGCGCCGTCCGGAATCAGGGCCACGTAGCCATCCGGAACAAACTTGCTCACCACGCCGCTCTCATCCTTGAACTGCTTGTCGTAGATCACCGGGGTGATGCTGACGGTGTTCTTGAGGATGTCGATGATCTGGTCATCGGTGAGATAGCCGAGGGTGAGGCCGTTGACGGTCAGCCAGCGGTTCTTCACGGCGTCGATCTGGCCGATCAGGTCAAAGGTCTCGCTGTTCATGACCGCATACACCGGTGTGCTGCCGGTCTTGGCATTGATGGCCTTCTTCGCCGTGCGGATATCCCGGAACGGGTCCGCATGGGTCTTGTCGGTCCAGACGGCCTGGCCGGTCAGCTCGAAGAAGTTGCCGGTTTTCCAGTCGCCGCTCGGGTCGTAGTTGTAGGTGTAGTCCACGCCGTTGGCCTTGATGGAGATTCCCATGTTGCCATTCAGCGGGAAGAGAAGCTGCATTCTCTCGCGCTCGGAGACGACCAGCGCACCCTCAATGAGCTCCGCGGAGTCATTGTAAAGGTTCGCTACCGCCTGCTGGAGATAGGGGTCGTTGATCTCGGAAATGCGCAGAAGCTCCTGACGGTCGCGCTCCTTGATCTTGAAGCCCTCACGGAAGAAGGGCATTTCGGTCTCCGTGATCTCCAGACCCGGACGATCACGGAAGGTTGCCTGCGCGTCGAACGCGGTGGGCATGAGGGACACGGGCAGGCCGTGGCTTCCCTTGATCCAGCGCAGATCCAGACCGGCTTTCTGCATGGCCGGGAACAGACCCTCGCCGAGATACGGAATCCGGTTGGACTGAGCCTCGTTCCATTTGTAGGCAATGGAAGCGGGGGTGAAAACTTCAGTGATTCTCATAGCTCAAATCGCTCCTTTACTTGATTTTGGTTGCCGGTTATTCCGGCCATTGCACGTGGCGGAACAGATGCCCGCACGCTACTCTTACATCTGCGTGAATCTTCACGCCGTAGGCCCTGCATACCTCGCAGAAATACAGGTCCTCACTGAGCATTCCGCGGTTGGAGTCTCCGTAGTTTACCCAGTCGTACCATGGGTACGCCGCCTTCCGGAAGACCTCTGTCGCAATCAGGGCGCAGCCCATGCCGCCGCCGTGAACCCGGATCTTCTTTTCCCCGCCTTCCTTCATCGCCGCCATTTCCGCGGCGGTGTATTCCGATTCCAGCGGGTAGTTGTAATAGTCCGTCCCGTCCGGTGCTTTCAGCCTGCAAATGCAGGTGCGCCCGTCATAGCGGTTTTCATTGTTGCGGTGGGCGTAGTAACCGAGGTTCACTTCCTCAGCCTCATCCAGAAGCGTCAGCAGCGCGTCCTTCGGCAGCACCACATCGTTGTCCACCATCATCACGTAATCCGTTTCCAGATCCAGCGCACGCTGGGCGATCCGGTTCCGTGCCGTCGCAACGTCATAGCCGCGGATGAACTCGAACAGAACATCATGATCCCCTTTGTCAAGGTCATAGACCGACTTATAGGTGTCCGGGGTAATGTTCTCGAAGGTCGGGATGGCTATTAAAATTTTCATACAAGACTCCTTATCAGTTCACAGACTCGCTCTGTCGCATGGCCGTCGCACATGTCCGCCACCATCCGGAGGCATTCCCGTTCCGTGTCGGTCAGTCCCGACGCTTCGCGGATGTTCTCCAGCAGCTCTCGCTCGTTCTGACAGAACCGGGAGGAATACTGTCCCGGATACCGCAGGTACATGCCCCGCGTCCTCAGATAGTCCGTCCTCCTGTCGAACAGAACAGACGGTTTTTCGAGCAGATAGCCGTCGAAGATGATGGTGCTGTAGTCTGAGATGACCACATCGCAGTCGTACAGATACGGTGCGGAAGGCTCATAGGCCGGGACTTCCTGGATATGCCGGTAACTTCCTTTCAGAATCGTCCCGGTCATTGTGTGCGGCTTCACGACGATCATTTCCTCGTCCGTGAGCTGCCCGTCCAGCCATTCCCAGTCGATTTCCGGCAGCGGCGTCTCTTCCGCCGTCCGGTAGGTAGGCGCGTACAGGTACGCCCGTTTCCGGGCCAGCGCTGTGCCGCCGTCGCCTTTGTGTTTTCCGACGTAGGCGTCCGTCCTCGGCATTCCGAGCGGCAGGACTTGGTTTTCCGCCACGCCGCACTGATTGGCGACCAGCGGGACGCTCCATGTCCCTGAAGCGATCACATACGAAAACAGTTCCGCATCCTTCCGGCTCATGTACGGATAGGGCTGATCCAGTCCTCCCGTCTTGCCTCCGGCAAAGCCGTGTCCGATCAGAATGGCCGTTCCCGGTGATTCCGTCGGATATTCGTCGCAGACCATCACGTCATACTTCCCGGATCGGATCTCCGTGTGATGCCTCCACGGGTCCACCTGTACAAACTTCTTCTCCCCCTCATAGGCGTCGAAGACCGCTTTCAGGTTTTCCGCCCGGTTTAACGGTTTGGTCCCTGCAAACAGAACCGGTTTCCGTCTGTTTTCCGTCATCCGCTCAGCCCGCCTTTACGATCAGCCGCCGTTCGTAGCGCCGGTCGCTCCGGTAGCGCCAGTGGCACCGGTCGCGCCGGTTGCGCCCTGCGCACCGATGTTGTTGCGGAAGATAACGCCGGGAAGCGCAGAATACAGCGCGTCCACATAGGTCACGCCGGAGTGCTTCTGGGCCTTCGCGCTGTCAATGGGACCGCTCTGCACGACCGTGCCGTTCGGGTTCTCAGCCGGGTACACGTCGTAAAGCAGAATGCCGACCGCACCGGAACCGGTGGTCGCTGCACCTTCCGCCGTCAGCGGGGTACCGGCCTTGACGACATCTCCGCTGCCCGGAGCCGCCACCTTGATGGGGCTGAGAGTATGCATGGCGGTCAGACCGACAAGAATCTCGACAGTCCCGCCGATTTCTTTCTGGTTGGTGAATCTCATGGTCTTCTGTCTCCTTTACTGTAAATTTGTATTGCTCTGTTTTTGCGCCGCGTCCGAATTACCGCAGGTAATTCTTCATCACGTCGCCGTAGCCTTTGGCATTGTCCGCACCGACCTTGCCAATGCTCTTGGCCAGCTCCACGGCCTTATCTTCCTCCTTGGAGCTGCCGCCGCCTCCGTTCCCGTTCACACCGGGGTTTTTGTCCATCAGTTCCTTTTCGACGGACTTGCGGAAGCCTTCCAGGAACGTCTTCATGTTTTTGAACAGCTTCGCCGCATCGCCGTCTACGATGGCAGCCGCGGTATCCGCCGCCAGCTTGTCGTCGAAGCCGAGCCCGTTCAGGCTGATCGTGTGCTCCTTCAGCGTGGACTGCTTCAGAAGTTCCTGATACTTGCTTTCAAGATCGGCAAACTTCTGCGCCTCCTGCTGCTTTGCCTCTTCGTCAGCCAGCTTCTTCTGCTGTTCTTCGTTCATCTGGTCTTTGAGCTTTTTGTTTTTGCTGTTCAAGTCGCTGATGCTTTTGTCATAGACTTCCTTGCTCACGAACTTTGACAGGTCAACCGCTTCCGGGATTTCCGCCCCAAGCAGAGCTTTCACCTGCTCTTCCGCGGTCATTCCTTCAAAGCCCTCGATCTGGGAAACATCAAACTGTGCCATGATTTCGTTCCTTTCTGTGTTTTAACGTCTTCTCTGACGATGTATTTTGTGTTTGTCCGGTTCTCTCCGGTTTGTGCTTTTATAGTTCTTCTCCGAACTGTTGATGGTAGCAGGGGCGGGATTTGAACCCGCGATTTCCACGGTATGAACGTGGTGAGATGCCGCTTCTCTACCCTGCGATATGGTATCCGGTTCGGAAATCGACCCCGTTTCAAAAAGTCAAAAAAGTTATTTGTAACAACACTTTGCTCCGAAACCGGATATTTTCTTATTCAGATTGTGAGGCTTTTCCCGTACCGGGCTTCCCGCTTTTCCTTGATGTCCGGCCAGTCCAGCGTCTTGTAAGCGTTGTAGAAATAACGCCGTTCGCCGTTGATGCCTCCGCTGACCTTATTGATTCCGACGTAGTGGACGATGGCCGGTTCTCTGGTCCAGCCGGTTACGCCGCTCTCGTTGAAGCGCAGCGGGAGCTCCTTGATGTGGCCTCCGCTGAAGTCATTCAGCACGTCCTGATCGAGATACTTGGCCTTGTAGGTGTTGAGACTCTGGATCATCGCGTCATCCATCTTGTCCTTCCGGATGAGCTCGTAATTCATCAGGGCAACACCGGCGTTGTAATAGGTCGGATTTCCAACCGGCCGCACAATGCCCAGGTTCGGCACGCCCGCCCAATAGCACTTGCCCAGCTTGGTTCCCCAGAGCTCCGAGATGTCGTCCACGATAATCGTGTCATAGTCCAGCATCAGCGCCCGGTTCACCTTTTTCAGATACTTGGTCAGCGCCACCTTCATCATGGCCATGTAGGTCCACCGGGACTGACTGTTCGGCCCGTCAGGCTTGAAGAACTCCTGCCCGGACACGTTGATGATCTTTACTTCATCCGGCATAGGCAGCGGAAACACATCGTCCTCGACAAACAGATAGACGGTATCCACATCGGAGTTGGCAAACAGCGACTTGCAGGACGTTTGCAGATCCTCATAGACGTTCCGTGTACCGACATATACCGCGGTCTTTTCCATATCCGTTTCCGCCTCTCTTTCTTTTAATGCCGATTTCCCGCCGACCGTTGGAGGTCCCGGAGCGGACGGTTCACGGCCCGCTTTCGTTTCATCCCTTCACCGCGACCATCATCACGGCGGTGCGGTATCCAAGCGCGTTGCCGCTCCGGTCACGGCCAGCGGTCGTGGGGCTTTACGGTACCGAACGCGCATCACCGAAGGAAACAATGACAAAACCTCGATGAGCGCGGGAAGCAGGCTGTGTTTCCGGCTGCGCTATTCCCGCACCGGCGTCAGATAGCACCGGCAGCGCAGGTGTGGCCTCGGCGGGACCTTGCTGATCTCATAGATCTTCCCGTTCCGGTCATAACAGGTCTTGCAGACCCGGTCGTCTCCGTAGATGTTCCATTTGACTTTTTTGATTCCGGCGTCCGTCATGGCCTTCTTTTCCGCGCCCTGCGAAGCGATATCCACGTAAAAGCCGATCTGCTGAAGCACATAACGGCTGGCTTTGTCCAGCTCGATCTGCTTCTGGACCTTCGTCGGCACGGCACGGATGGCCTCCTGGGCCTTTTCCTTCTTCCGGCTCAGCTCCGGACCGAAAGCGTAGTGGGTACTCTCGTTCGGTTCTTTCCAGATCCCGGCCAGATACATCTCCACCAACTCGTCAACCGTGTCGTCCTCCGGATACTTCCCGGTCAGCCATTCGTACACTTCCATGTACCGCGCACCGTAGAGTCCCCGAAGCTCTGCCCGGATGTCCACGGAAAAGTGCTCGTACAGCGCTTCCGTCTCATCCATCACATGCAGATCGTCGAAATCGAGAAGGCTCAGCTTACGCTTTGTCTGCTCCGTCCTCTTCCGAACGCGCCGAACCAGCGTTTCCATTACCAGATCCGCGATTTTGTACGGTTCCGGCATTTTCTTCTTCCTCATCGGCTATCCTTCTCCGTTCCTCGTCCAGCGATTCCCGAATCTTCTGCTCCGACTTTTTCTCCTGCTCTTCCCGCCAGGCCATCGACATCTGATAGGCTTTCGCCTTGTCTCCGAAGACATCACCGAAGGCGTTGAACAGCAGCTCCGGATGGATCAGGTCGGAATCGAGACCTTCCATGAAGCACTGGAAGCGACTTTGCAGGTTATTGAGGCTCTTTCTTGCGAAGTTCACGCCGATGTCCTTCAGTTCCAGTCCGCCCAGGTTCATTTCCTTGTCGGTCTGCGCGTCGCAGATATTCAGCACCACCCGCAGGAAACGTCTTTCAGACCGGACAAACAGCTTCTCGGAGTCCTTGGCACGGCTTTCGGCCTCGGACCAACCGTCTCTGAAAATGACCGCCTGGCCGGTATCGCTGGTGGAGCTGCCGCCGTTTCGGTTCGGCATTCCGCAGATGGTCAGATAGCTTTCGGTCAGGTCGTCAATGCGCTGCTGCACGCCGCCCTGCTGAAGCTCCGACGCCACCCGGTACACCTTGGCTTCCATGCCCTGTGTCACAGTCCGGATCTTCACGGCCTTTCCGCCGAGAGAGAGCTGTGAATAACTCCCGTCCGCGATCTCGCAGTTCTGGAAAACGTCGAAGCCGTTTACAAAGTCCTGCACGGCGTCCACCGCGTCGCTCTCCAACTGGTTGATGCCGTTGAGAATGGGGATGACAACCTCGAACGCGCCCATTCTGGCCATGTTGTTTTCATATTCGATCAGGGGGATGCCGCCCAGCGTGTGTCCCTCTTCCGTTACCTCGTCCTTCGTGACCGTAAACTTCCGGTTCTCCGTCCAGACCTCGCAGAACATCTTTTCATTCTCGTCATAGCGGATGACCACACCGGCCAGCGGCCGTTCCCCGACCGCCGCGCTGTAGATCACAAAGGCTTCCCGCGGGTCCAGCGTGTACAGGTAGAAGGGAGCGCCATTTTCGATTCCGGCCATCTTGTCGGTCAGAACCAGCCGCTCCGCCACGCCGCAGATGTGCATCCAGTCCACGATCTCTTTGTCGTGGCTTTCCTTGTCCTCCGCCCGCATGAACTCATTGAGCTGAGAGATCTGTCTGCTGATCGTGTCCTTCCGGTCGTCCCCGTGGCTGATATACTGAATCGGCTCATTCAGCAGGTACGCCGTCTTGAAGGTCACGATCTCGTTAGCCCGGTTCACCGTGATCTTGTGGTTGATGTTCTCCCGGACGTATTTTTTCTTGCGCCGGATGTCCTGTTTGCCACGGTAGTAGTCCCACAGGTATTGAATTTCCCCTGCATTGATGATCTGCTTGGACAGGGCGCTGTCCAGCACGTCACGCACGTTCGCCGCAGTGATTTCCCTGACAGGTGACGTGATCTTCCGTCTGCCGGTCAGCGCATGTTCGGGGAAGATGTCAAGAGCCCGAACTGTGTAGTTTTCCAGTCTGCTGCCTTCCATTCCGTTCCGCGCCTCCCGTCCAGAAGTTCACGTTATTTCGATCAGTTGGCCCGAAAAACAAAAAAAGCGGGCCAACCGCCTACAATCTGTAAGCAGTTGACCCGCTCGGGCCGTCGTTATTCTCCAAACACGGAGATAACCGCAGTATCTATGACATCATTCGCCGTACACGGCGATTAC